GTTTCGAACGACGGCGGTTAGAGTAGATGGGTGGACATTACCAGGAAAGTACCTGGGTCACACCCTATCAGCGAACCCGATAAATTCGGGCTCAGTTAGGGCAACCGAAAACGGCTGCACAGCATCGGAGGGAACATGCCCTCCGAGATACATCCCCAGGTTATACGAGATCTTCTCGTCAGGGCCTGGGAAGGAAAGGATGCCCCTCGCAAGGAGAGGCTCCACATCGAACGGATCAGGATATATCCGTCCAGAAAAGGCCCACGCTCCGGCGTAGGTCCAGTGCAGGGCAGGTGCCCTGTACGTATTGGCATCGCGGTATGCCGCGGTGCGATACTTCTTCATCATCATGTATGGAGAAGCTTGCTTCGGCGCCAGGTCACCTGGCGTCGTCATCACACTTTTAAGTGCGACCATAGAGGCCAGCTGATTTAAATAGCCGGCCGGCATTACCCCATCGCGGGGGTAATAAGGCGGGTCGTTTTCGGCCCGATAGTGCCATCCAGGAATCTGGTAGGCATAAGAGAGGAAAGCAGATACTGCTTTCCCCACAGGAGATTCATCGTTAACGATCAGTTTTACACTAGATCCGATGAATCGTTTTGGATGGTTCATAAAGAAAGTAACCATCCGTTGGTCCCTCCGACGGAGGGGCCGTTCAGGGTCCCGGGGTAAAAACCCGAGACCACCCAGTTCGACCGGTAAAAACGGGTCGATCCCATAGGACCTAGCGAAACGCTGATCCCGATAGTACAGGCTCTGTTGGAGCCTGTAAGCATCCTGCCGCGGCATTCCATAATCCGCGACAAACTTCTCGATGGTACGACCCACCGAGAGAATAGGAGGGCGCGGCGTGTAGCCGCCCCTACGTACCATGGAGGTCTCTCCATGGATAAATCGTAACGGTACTGCACCGTTGCGATCAATGTCCAGGTAACCGTCCTGGACACACATAGGACGTTCACAGAACGTCCCCTTAGGTCCCCAAAAATCTTCTTTGAGGATGAAGCCGAGAAATTTTACTTCTCGACGATAGGCCTTCACCATGGCGAAGGTCCAATAGGCGACGAGATCGTCGCCCTTTATCATAAAGTCATCATTGCTATCGACTTTGTGAGCTATCGCGGCATGAATCCACGATAATGTAGGCCAGGAGCAAGGGATACCCATGAGAGTACCCCGCTTGATCTTCTGACCATTAATTGTCCCTCCAGACACAAGGTTGAAGGGAACCATCGCGCCCAAGCAAAAAGCTCGGATCGCATCACAAGACAACGTATCCGTTGCCTTAGATAAATCGCCAGAATATATCTGACGACTACTGTCTCCCGCAGCAGTTGAAGAAAGCTTCAAGCGGAAGATACCATTGAGTCCGTTACTAACACACGGACCCAACATATAGAGGCCATTATAAATAATAGCCCTAAACGACTCGCTTAAACAAACGAGCTTTATGTCAGAACAGGAAACCATTCTGACTTTCCATCCCAACTCTGCGATTGGGACGGGTTTATGGTTCCAGACCACGCTGGAATCCTCACGGACGTCTGCAAGGGCGTCCACTATACTTGGCGTGAACTTATCACGCCAAGCTATTGTCCTGAACCCAAAGGGTCTAGGATCATCGGGTCCGGGCTCAGGTGCCGGACCCACGAAGGTCTCGAGGTCCATGACCTCGAGCATCCACTCGCGAAATGCGGCTGATTTGCCGCCCTCGGCGCGAGTATGTGACAGGCACGCTGAAGTGCCTGTAGAAATGGCCTGGAGCTTAAGAAAGTCTCCGGGCCTACGGGAGTGTCTGTAAAACCAGGCACCCAAGTTGAACAGGCGGTTATACCAAGAGCTTGGTATTTTATACGCCGGTCCACAAAGGAGGTCGAGCTGCTTACGCTCGGCCTCGGCTACGTCCGACTTATACGGACGTGGAAGAGCCCTCTTTAGATAGGAGAGCTGATATAGGATCCGCGGTGTTAACGCGAATCTCTTACGAACAGTCTTAGGAACTAGGACTGCATATGACCGACGAACATCGTCAGTCTCAATTACTCCGGACATGTACGCATTCCGAAGATGAAAACACGCGAGCTTAATCTCGCGCATACAACAGTTTGGATCACGTCCAAACCAATCTAGTCTCCGTGCAACGAAGACTCTCATCGCCTCATGCTTTGCATGAGACTGGGCCTGCGTATAACCGCAGGCCACGTAGAGGGCGTTGAACGCCCTCCTTAACTGCCGACAGCGCACAGCTGTCGGCTTATGGCCGCTGAGAAGCTCAGCGACCCGTCGTCCCCAGGAAATCCTGGGGACAGTATGTTTCCCACTGGTTAATGTGGGGGACGGGGGGGTTACTACTCCCCCCTGATGAGGTCGCACGTTGACAACGTGCGGCTGATCACCACCGTCTGGATGACCCATAGCGCTAGGCATATGAGCCGGTTCGCCGTTTTGATTGTTTCGAATCATTTTGGCTAAACCTCAAAAGCAC